TGCGGTGTTCGCAGTTAATACTGGCACCGACCTACTAACGGTTGACTGTGCTGCCGCCTTTGATCCTGGCGTTACTTTCGAGGGGATCAAAGCCGACAACATTGACTTCCTGAACAGCGCCACTATCGGCGATGGTCTGATCCTGACAGGCAACGTCTCAATCTTTGCGGCCATGAGCCTGACGGATGTGGTTATCAACGGTGACCTGCGGATCGCCACAGGCGCGAACTCCACGCTGGCCTTCAGTAACGTCACCGTGACCGGCGACATATTCAACGACAGTGCGGGCAACACGCTGACGATCAACGGCACCAACGGATCCTCGCTGACCACGACTGAGCCAGGCACCGGCAACGGCCAGGTGAACATCGTGCAAGCCGTAACACTTTCCGTTCACGTTACCGATACGCTCGGCGTGGACATTCAGAACGCTCGCGTCCGCTTACTAGCCGATGAGACCGTAGGTACGATCACAACCGGCGACGTGATTCTAACGGGCCTGACCAACGCTTCGGGCATCGTTGAGGATACGGCTTTCAACTATGAGACGGCCTTCGATCCGTCCGGCCTGGACTGTCTGCTGACCATACGCCAGGGCTCCGCGTCACCATTCAAGAAGCCTCTTGAGGATAAGGCAATCGTTATCACGTCAGCGGGCTTCACTACCGAAGAATCCTTGGTATCAGACGAATGAGCGAAGAAGCAGACCGCCTCCGGAAGATCGAGCTCGACATAGAGGCTCGAGTGTCCAAGCTCGAGGAGCGCGATCACAGTGGTGCGATACAGAAGAACGCCCAGGCTATGCGTGAGACCATCGACCACTGGAACAAGCAGTTCGCTATACTTGACATGAGGCTGACAGCTATTGAGGGCAATATCGGGAACTATCTGCAAATCGTGAAACAGATTCAGGATAACAACACCCTGGCGCTACAGAGGCTTCGGGGCTACGGACCCACGGCACCATGACTATCAGCGTTGATCCAGCCACGTTCCTGATTTCGATTCCGAAAGCGGATCTATCTCTCGTCAGTGGGACGCTTTTCGAGCATGACACCGAGGCATTCCGCCTGGAGCTCCTCGACTTCGAGGACAGCGAGCTCGGCATCGTGCAGCCGCGAACGCACCTCCACAACACGGAGGTGACGATCGTCGGCGTGACCTACGCTCGGTTCATCGAGATGCTATCGCCGTACTCCGTGGAGTACGAGGACGGGGCGTACTCGGTGCGACTATCAGGATCAAACAACAACCTATTCGACGTTGAAGGCGGCATCCTGGTGCAGAACACGGTGCAACTCATCGCGCAGAACTCCGCGGGTCTGATCGTCGTCCTGACTGGGTCAGGTGTAACACCGGGGGATATAACCGCCATCGCCGCCGCTGTATGGAATTCGGCGTTGTCGTCATTTACCATCGCAGGATCCTTTGGACAACATATAGGGGCCAAGCTCCTGACTATAGGCAAGTGGCTCGGACTCAGAGGAGGTCCTAAGTAATGGCAACCTCAGGCACAGTTTCACTGACCACCTTCGAGACCAGGAAGGTCATAGACCACGCGGCCAGACGGTGTAAAATACTACCGCAGCAGGTGGTACCTGAGCACATAGAGACGGCCAACGACCTACTCTTCCTGTTCCTGTCACACCTGGCCAACAGGGGTGTACCCCTCTGGGTCATAGACAGGTCGATCATCCCTATATACAGGAATCAGCGTTCCGTCCCGCTGCCCAGGGGCACGGTCGACGTGATGAACTTCAACATACGCAGACTGGCCCGACCGCTGGGCACTAACACGGCGACGGAGGGTGTCGCGGCCAACGCGTTCGATGCCGACACGGACACTGCATGCACGCAGACGTCGATGGCCGGCAACATACGGGTGCAGCACGCCTCCGCCATCCAGATCAACACGTTCGGGATACTCTTCAACGCCACAGCGACGTGGGACATAAGTATACAGGGTTCTCAGGACGGCGCCGTGTGGACCACCCTGTATACCAACGCTGCGCTGGCGGCGGTGGACGGCGAGTGGTTCTGGGTAGATCTGGACCAGCAGATCCCCTGGGAGTACCACAGACTGCTGGCCAACGGCACCACAGTTCTGGATGTCTCGGAGTTCTACCTCGGTAGCAGCAGCAACGAGATCCCCATGCCTAAGATCAACAGGGACGACTACGCCAACCTGCCTGACAAGACTTTCCCCAGCCGCCCCACGGAGTACTGGTACGACAAGCAGTCGGCCACGAGCGCGGGCATACAGATCGCCACGGTGTGGCCCGTGCCAGATGCACAGTTCACGTTCTATCAATACGTGATCTATATAAAGCGGCACATCCACGACGTGGGTACTATGAGACAGGAGTTGGAACTGCCGCAGGGTTGGTACCTGGCGGTCGTCGCCGAACTCGCGCGTCACCTGTGTCGCGAGATCAAGGAGGCGGACGATACCAGGATACCCATGCTAGACGCGGACGCGGCGCAACTAATATCAGACGCCTGGGCCAACGAGGGCGACGGCAGTCCGGTCAGGCTTAACCCCGGGATAGGGGTGTACACGAGGTGAGGCCATGCCTATATACATAGACCCTACGGGTAAGTCTTCGTACGGTATTGGTATCTGTGCCAGGTGCAGTACTAAGTTCCCGCTGGAGGATCTGCACGACGACCCGAATACCCCAGGTCTTAAGGTGTGCCTGGATGACCTGGATGACTATGACCCGTACCGTCTTGCTGCCAGGCAGTCGGAGACTATCAATTTGGAATTCGCCAGGCCCGATGAGGTGCTGGACGTAGACGAGTAAGGAGATAAAGCAGATGAACCAGGTAAACATAAGCAGCGCACAGGCTGCACAGGCTGCCCTCACGGGACTGACACTACTCAACGATGATAGCGTGCGTGTGCCTATCAATATGGCTATGTCAGGTGATTTGCAGGTATTGAAGGTCATGTTGGCTTCCATCGCTAATGGTAATGTGGTACTGGCTAACTTGGCCGACGTAACGCCTAAACCGGCGACGCCTATAATACCGGCGGATGGTGGTGATGGTGGTGAAAAGGTACAGGAGTAGAATATGGCAGTAATGACCAAAGACCAGGGCATCCGACTGACAAGTGGGGTGCTCATCTCGTGGCTAACCATCGTTGGGACGTTGTGGATGTTCGGTAAGCCATTTCTGGTCTCTGCTGTCAGCGAGGCTGTGGCGGAGGACATCCAGGAGCAGGTAAAGGCCGGGACCGCGCCGTTGAACAGGGCGTTCGTCGCCCTACTGCGTGGGAACATCGCAGACATCCGGAAGGAGATTGCCTCGATGGAGTTCAGGCGTGATAATCCACCGACGGACGACTGGGTGTCTGATGACGCTGAGGACCTGGTCGACCTGCACCTGACGCTCGAGGCCCAGGAGGACGCCGTCTCGGCTCTGACCCAATGAACTGGGAGTATGGAAAGAGCTCGCGAGAGAACAGGGATACATGTCACCCCAGGCTCATCAGCGTGATGGACTATGGGCTGCATCTGTCTCCAGTCGACATAGCGATAGTCTGGGGCTTTCGAGGTGAGATCGTTCAGAACGGGATGTTCAGGAGCGGTGTCAGTCAGAAGCAGTGGCCTGACTCCATGCACAACAACGAGATAGAGGGCGTGGGGCCTCAGTCGTTGGCGTTTGACTTCGGCCCATATATAAAAGGAGTGGCGATCCCCTGGGAGGACACTCACATGTTCGCCCTCGTTGCAGGCGTGTTATTTGCCGCAGCAGAGGACCAGGGGACTACACTTCGATGGGGTGGCGACTGGGACATGGACGGGTTGACGATAGACCAGAAGTTTATGGATTGGGGTCACATAGAGCTGGTGCAATGAGTCTATTCGCTGCGATCAAGGTCATCAAGGCTGGGACCTTCGTGTGGAAGGTCGTCAAGCCTATCACGAATATCAAGAAGAAGCTGAACAAGCGGCGCGCTCGATTGGGCAAGCCCCTATTCATTATCAATGAGGAGAGGGATGTGGACGCAGTACTCAAAAGCTTGAAGTCTAAGACGATCTGGTTCGGCATAGCGACTGGTGCCTGGGGTCTAGCGCAGGTCTTCCTCGCGGCAGGTAATTGGTCGACTGAGGCTATCGTCTCACTCGTCAGTGGTATTATCATCATAATACTACGTGCCGTGACAACGCAGCCGCTCGCCGAGAAGTAAGCCATGGCCACCGCGCTGACATACACCTCCCTGATAGCGGACCTACAGGTATACCTGGAGCGGGGCACGTCGGTCGACACTACTGTATTCAACCAGCTGCCGCGTCTCATCAACCTGGCTGAGAAGGACCTGGCGCGCGTACTGAAGATACAGGGGTACACCAACATAGTGACCAACACTATGGCTATCGGCACATCTGTTTATGCCAAGCCAGACAGATGGCGGGATACTGTCAGCATCAACTTCGGCGTGGGTGCTTCACAGGTACGTACACCTTTGTTCCCGCGGTCTTACGAGTACGCAAGGATGTACTGGCCCCAGGAATCTCTGACAGATGAGCCGAAGTTCTATGCGGACTACGGTTACTTCAACTGGTTGTTCACGCCTACACCGGACTTCGCGTATCCGTGGGAGCTCACGTACTACCAGCTGCCTCCGTTGTTGGACGGGGCCAACCAGACCAACTGGGCTACGGACTACGCGCCCAATGCCCTGTTGCACGGTACACTGTTGCAGTGTGCTGGGTTCCTGAAGAACGACAATCGTATACCGCTGTGGCAGAGTATGTACGACCGCGACACACAGCTGCTCAATGGCGAAGACCTAGGGAAGATCATAGACAGGACTTCCTCGAGACAGGAGGCATAGAAGATGGGTTACGCATCAGTATTCGGAAGCGGGTCGATCAACCCCGCTAACAGGACACACGTATCTCTGTCGTTCAGCGCGGATGTGACACTCGCGTGGCCGATAGAGCAACAGATAGGTGGTGACAATATAGCGGCAGACATAGTCGACCTGGATGCCACCAACTCCGGGCTCAATGTGGATTTGTCGGATGCTAGGCAGGTATCCGAGGGCTTCACTGGGCTGTACAACAACATCGGCAGTAACACCGTCACCATAAGGGACAGTGCTGGTGGCACCATCATATCGCTGGCCAACGGTGCGGCGTGGTTCATATACTTGGTAGATAACAGTACAGCCGCTGGGACCTGGCGTACGTTCCAACTGGGAGCGAGCGTATCGGTGGCGAGTGCGTCAGCGCTGGCCGGTGCCGGCATGAAGGCGATCGCTACCACACTGAACCTGGTGGTCGCGCCAACGTCTACAGCAGTCACGCCCAAGACGTTCGTGGATGCCGACAGAGCTAAGTTCACCATCTGGACGGGCGGCGCGGGTGTGTTCAACATGCCGGTGGCTGCCACGGTCGGATCTGACTGGTACACCATGGTCCGCAACGACGGGTCTGGCAACCTGACGCTCACCCCCACTTCTGGGACCATAGACGGCAGCGCCACGCTGGTACTGTCACCGGCGGAATCGGCCATAGTAGTCACGGACGGGTCTAACTGGTTCACTATAGGGCGTGGAACCTCATCGGTTAGTGTCTTCGACTTCATATCGATCAATGTCGCGGGTAGCGGAGACTTCACACTATCCGGCGTGCAGTTGAACCGTATATCGTATGAGTTCACCGGTATACTAACAGGCAACCGCTCCATCATCGTACCGAGTACCACCCAACAATACTGGGTGGACAACAAGACTACCGGCGCGTTCACTCTGGACGTGAAGACGGCTGCGCAGATCACGCCCATCGTCGTGCTTCAGGACAACAGGAACATCCTGTACTGCGACGGCACGGACGTCGTCGATGCTGAGTCAAGCACGGTATCCTTCCCCATAGTGGTTACACAGGGTGGCACTGGCGCGGTGACGATAGGCGCCGCACAGACTAACCTCCAGGTCCCGCCCACTGGCAGGGACATGATCGCCGGTCAGGGTATGACTGGCGGCGGTACTCTGGCATCTGATCGGACATTCAATGTCATAGGGGGCGACGGCATCACGGCCAACGCAGATGATATAGAGGTCGATGCCACCGTACTGAGGACGTCTGCTAGCGTCGGCGCTCTGACAGACGTGACACTGACGGGGCCGGCCGTGGGTGAGTTCCTGAGACACAATGGTTCGGGTCAGTTCATCAATACGTTATTGGTAGCTGGCGACATACCCAGCTTGGACGCCTCTGACATAGGCTCCGGCACGTTCGTCGCTGCTCGCATACCGACACACACGGGGCAGGTGGATGGTCAGACTGCATTGTCTTTGACGAATACAGCTATCTCAGCTCAAGTGGAACTGACATCTGGGTTACTTAGTACTGATGAGCTAATGGTGAACGACGGTGGCTCTCTCAAACGTATGGACATATCTGTCCTAGAGGCACTACTCGATACTACGTTGACCTTCGCGGCCACGGCACACACCCATACCGGAAGCACCATCTCTGACCTGGACGCCGCGGATACTACGACTGGCGAGTTCGTTGCTGCCCGCATACCGACACACACTGGTGACGTCACTGGCCAGACTGGCCTGGTCGTACAGCCTGGCGCAATCACTGGCAAACCGGCATTGACCAGCGGGCTCGCTGATGCGGACGAACTGCTCGTGAGTGACGCTGGTGTCCTGAAGAAGATGGACATCAGCGTGATGATCCCCTACTTTGATGCCAATCTGATGCCTACGCCGGCCGCGCATACACACGCGGCGGGCGACATCGACGCCGATACGCTCGGCGATGCTAGGATCGCGGAGAGCAATGTCACGCAGCACGAGGCGGCGCTCACCATCCTCGAGAGCCAGATAACCGACGGTAGCATACTCGCCAGGCTCGCATCCAACGAGACGATCAGTGGCTTGTGGACGCACTCAGGACGCCTTGTCACTGATGATAGCACCACCAGTAGGTCTGGGCTCAACGTGCCCATAGGTATAGCCCCGACGTCTCCAGTGCAGGGGGATGTGTGGTCTACCCTTTCAGGATTTATTGTTAGACTTAATGGTGTAAGTGTAGATTTAGCGGCTGGTGGCGCTGAGGTCAACAACCTCAGTCTGTCGGTTACATGGACAAACATTCCAGATGCGTTTGTTCCGGCGTCAGCAGTTACGCAACATGAGGCAACTATCGACCATGATCTGCTTCAGAACTACGTGGGCACGCAGCACACGGACCACGCCGGCGTCGATGTCGTTGCTGGGAATGGCCTGATTGGCGGTGGGGCAATTACGTCATCACGCACGCTGGATGTAGTCGGGGGCGATGGCATTACGGCTAACGCGAATGATATAGAGGTAGACTCCACCGTCCTGAGAACATCCTCGAGTATCAACGACCTTAGTGACGTTGCCATCGCGGGCGCGGCCGTGGGCGAGTTCCTCCGGTGGGGCGGCGCGGCGTGGGCTGACGCACTCCTTGTCGAGGCGGACATACCATCGTTAGGTACTGCTAAGATAGGCTCTGGGACGTTCGCCGACGGCCGCATCGCGGTAGGCAACGTCACGCAGCACGTCGCCTCCATCAACCACGATGCGCTGCTGAACTACCAGGCCAACGATCACATAGACCACGCCACGCTGGACGTGTTCGCCGGTAACGGCCTGACTGGTGGCGGCGTACTAACAAGTGATGTGACGCTGACGGTTGTCGGCGGTGACGGCATCACAGCCCTCGCTGACAGTATAACGGTTGATTCCACCGTGGTGCGAACCACTCGGGATCTTATTGCTGGCGTCGGACTGTCAGGTGGCGGTACTCTGGCGTCTAATCGGACATTCACGCTAGCTCTGACTGAGTTGGGTATCGAAACATCCATCGCCTCTGGTGACTTCATTGCGATGGTGGACATTACGGATAGCGGTAGCCAAAAGATCACATTCGCCAACTTCGAAGGCACCATTAGCCATGCTAACATCACGGGTGTCGTTGCCAATCAACACATTGATATGTCTACCATCCAGGTCAATGCCGGTAATGGAATGACAGGCGTTGGTGCTACTCTTACTGCTGACGTGACACTCAACGTGGTCGGCGGCGACGGCATCACTGCTAACGCGAACGACATCACGGTCGACTCGACCGTCGTTCGCACTACCAGGACGGTCACAGCAGGTAACGGTCTGACGGGTGGCGGTGCGCTGTCGTCCAACATCACTCTGCAAGTCGTTGGCGGCGACGGCATCACGGCCAATGCGAACGACATCACGGTTGATTCCACGGTGATCCGCACGACCGGCGCGCAGACGCTCGGTGGCCAGAAGACGTTCACCACTCACGTACGGGCCCCAGCGGGCTCAGCAGCTGCGCCGTCTTATGCTACGACCGATACAGATACTGGGTGGCTCAGTGGTGGTACGAACATCCAGCACTGGTCTTGCGGCAACAACATCAGGATGACGCTCTCAGCTGCGGGGGCATTGGTATTGGACGGTGACGTGACGGCGTTCTCCGACGAACGTTTGAAGACGGACCTTAAGGTCATTCCTGACGCTCTTGCCAAGATTATGCAGCTCAATGGTTACACGTTCATGCGTAAGGACCACTTTGACACAGATACCGGTGAGAGTCTCGATACTAGGCGACACGCTGGCGTGCTCGCGCAAGAAGTTCAGAAGGTGCTGCCAGAGGTCATCAGCGAGAGTGACGACGGCATTCTAGGTACGGCCTATGGCAACATGGCAGCTCTATTTATAGAGGCTATCAAGGAACTTGAGGGTCGTGTTAACAGGTTGGAGGTCCACTGATGGTACTCCAGGCCAGTGGCATCATCGACATCAGTGATATCAGTGCTGAGTTCACAGGCGGATCCGGTGACCTGCCTCTGTCTGACTACTATCGTGGTGGGTCATTCGTTCCTGACCACGGTAATACGACAGGCATACCTCCATCTGGCATCATCGCACTGTCAGACTTTTACGGTACAGCCAGGTTGCCCCCGGACTTTACAGCAACAATTACCGCTGGCTCACGTACTATCTCTACCTCTCCTCGCGGGCCAAATAACATTGCTCGCGGATATGATGGTGGTCCTGACAGGAAGACACTTGCCAGTTACGGCTCTATCACTGCGGATTCTTTTACGGACGCAGGTGGCAATGCCCGGGTTGCTTCCTCTATTGCCGTATCTAGTCTTCTAGATGTTCACTGGCTATCACTGAATGTGACAGGTGTACCTAATGTCAATGATACCTTTTTAGATATGGTATGGGATGATGGTGGTCCGGACGAGGTTACTAAAACTAGAGCGAGTGCATTTTATTTCCCGAGCATAGACGGTGGTTCACATTGGGATTGGCAGTTCTTCCCGGCGGCGGTTGGCTCCGGTGTATGGAGCATAAGGTTAATATGGTAATATCATTCAAGCACAGGTTCATGTTCTTCCGCAATCCTAAGGCCGGGAGCACTACTACTGAGATTATCCTGCGAATGTGCGATACGCTTGGCCCTGATGACATCGCCTCTGCGCTGTTAAGTGTTGGCCTGTATGGCGTCAATGCTAGGACGGCCATTACAGACAGGGAGCACCTTTATTTAGAGGCTCACATGACGCCAGCACAGGCTCTGAAGGAGGGGTACTTTACTGAACAGCAGCTGGAGGATTTCGACTGTTACATGATACTCCGCGAACCGAAGGCTAGACTGATGTCATCCCTCAAGCACAGTTTCAAACCAGCTTTTCCAAACATCTTCGAACAAATAGTTACTGGAGAACTTGACGACAAGCTCAATATGGTGTGGGACCCTCAGAGTATCTACATAATACCTGGCATCACGCCACTGCTCTTCGATGACTTCAAGGACAACATCAACTTCATGTGCGGTAAATTGGGGCATCCCGGATTCCCAGTTATTCCGAACTTCAATAGAGCTGGTGGTGAACTGGCTAAGGGGGAAGTATACTGGACACCACAGGCTGAAGAGTGGTACGTCAATAGATACGCTGAAGACATAGCACTCTACAACTCACTCATGGAGGACCGGACAAGTGTCGCGGCCTAGTAGACTGATACTGCCAGCGCGTCTAGCTTCACCTAGAGATGCCTACATCGGTGGGGGTGCATTCTTACCACAGATGTTTGACCAATCGGAGTGTGACAAAATAATCAAGGATGTTGAAGAGCATGACAAATACATTCCATCGGGTCACAGCGGTGGTAAGATTGACGACTACCGTCGTTCACAAGTGTATTGGATGACCGATAGGGACAAGTGGCGATGGGTCTACGAGCGAGTTCATCGAAAGATCGTGACGTTTAACCAGAGCACATGGGGCTTCGATTTGAGAATGGAAGAGACGATGCAGTTCGTTCGTTACGACCATAATCAGAAGGGACACTACGACTGGCACACAGACCTCATGGGTTCAAAGCGCATGGACCGCAAACTGAGTTTAAGCGTTCAGCTCTCCAACCCAAGTGACTACGAGGGTGGCGGTCTTCTCCTATGGCCGGAGGTGCGTGTTCCTCGCAACCAAGGTTGTTGTGTTGTTTTTCCTAGTTATATACTACACAAGGTGACGCCGGTAGAATCAGGAACTCGCTATTCATTGGTAGGTTGGGTACAGGGACCTCCGTTCAGATGAGCCAACCAGTCAAGATAAACTCCGCGCCCGGCATAAAACGGGATGGCACCCGCCTAGAGGGTGACAACTACATCGATGGTCAGTGGTGTAGGTTCCAGCGCGGACGACCCAGGAAGATCGGTGGGTACAGAGTCGTGACGTCCACCCTACCAGAGCTGACTCGCGGCATGACCAGCCTGAGTGCGGACGAACTTCAGTACATACACCTCGGCGGTGCCGCCGAGCTTGGTCAATACACAGTGAACAACTCGGGTAGTTTCGTCGGGTTCAACGACCGGACACCAGCTGCGTATGGTTCCAATGTCAATACGTTGTGGCAGTTCGATCACTTCTATGACTCCGTCGCCGTGGCGACTGACATCATAGCTCACCCTGGTGGCAACCTCAACGCTTTGGACAGCACGGACGAGTTCGAGATATACTTGGGACCCGTTACGACTAACAGTTTGTTAGTGGCATCTGGCCTGGGTGTCGTCAGTGGTGGTGCAGTCACCATAGGTCCGTACCTGTTCTTCTACGGTAACGACGGTATGATAGGCTTCTCACCTGTCAACAACCCCACACTCTCTGGGACTAAGGCGTTCGTTACACAGCAGAAAGTCGTCAAAGGGATGTCACTGAGAGGTGCGGGTGCCGGACCCGCAGGGCTCTTCTGGTCTCTGGACGCCCTGATACGTGCGTCGTTCGTCGGCGGTACCCCTGTGTGGGAGTTCGACACGCTGACGTCTGACATCAGCATACTGTCGTCTCAGGGTGTCGTAGAGTACGACGGGGTCTACTTCTGGCCTGGTGTCGACAGGTGGCTGATGTACAACGGCGTAGTCCGTGAGATACCCAACCCGTTCAACGTCAATTATTTCTTCGACAACCTGAATTTCGCACACAGGCAGAAAGTGTTTGGGTTTAAGGTCCCCCGGTTCGGCGAGATATGGTGGTGCTACCCGCGCGGATCTGCAACGGAGTGCACACACGCCATCATATATAATGTCAGAGAGGGTTACTGGTACGATACAGAGCTACCACTATCTCAACACGCTTCACTCCCCGGCAGGACCGCAGGTATATTCGCCAAGGTGTACAGTAAACCGTTCATGGTTGACGCCGACGATACGGGGGGAGGCGCATTTACGTTGTGGCAGCACGAGACCGGCGTAGACCGAATAGACGGCGCACAGATCGACCCCATACCATCACACTTCGAGACTGCAGAGATAGGTATGGCCATCAGTGAGCAAGCGGCTAGTAACGCAGAGCTCAGGGTGGACCGTGTAGAGCCTGACTTCGTACAGGTCGGTGATATGACGTTAGAGGTCCACGGTAGGGCTAACTCGCGCGCTCCGATCATCACCCTGACTGAGGACACAGTGGTATTCCCAGCCACAGCGGCCACGCCCACGCAAGAGACTGTGAAGTTGAAGGCTATACGCAGACTGATGAGTTTCAAGTTCTCATCCAACACACAGGGTGGTGACTACGAGTTCGGTGAATGCCTGGCCAGTATAGAGCCTACTGGTGAGAGGGTGGAGTCATGACCGTACTCGACCCCAGGTACTTCGACGACGTAGTGGAATGGTCTGACCGGTTCGCACTACTGTATGGGAGCTCAGAACCCATAGAGAAGCTAGACGACCCGGATAAGTGGCAAGATTGGGCGGTGAACATAGTCGGCAGACCGGGGACTCTTGGGTTCAACGCACCTAACCCATACTGGTTCAATGACTGGAAGGAGTGGGCTTCTAGGCTGTTCCAGACTGTGGAACTGACAGGATAGCATGTACATAAATCATACAAAGAAGATCTGCTTCTTCCGAGTACCGAAGACGGCGTCCACGACGTGCATGTT